ATGTTCGATGAATCTACTGGTGCTGATTCAGTTGGCATTTTTGATGCTAGTAGTGCATCATTAACACCCTTGTATTGTTCGAGAGTTTTTTTGTCTTTCATTAACTCTTTTAGTAGATTAAACTTTTGTTTTTCACCAACTAGTTTTTGTCCTGCTGATTCTGCTTCGTAATCTTTGCTTAATAATGCTTCGCCTGATTTTTCATCGTTTGCATGGTTGAGAGCATCTTCAGCATCTTCAGCTAAGTTGCGAACTTTAACACTACTAGCAGGGCAACGACATTTTTCTGCAATCAACGCTCTTACTTGTTGACTAGTTACTGGGTAACTAGTGCATACATCAAATATTGTAACATCTGTATTTGTAATATGCGGGAAATCTGCGTGTGTTTCTGCAATGGGCAAACGCTTGCCCGCTGAGCAACTTTCAACCTTATATTGTGATAAAGCCGACTTAATCAGCTCTCCTGCTTTTTTATAATCGCCAGCTAGTTTAATTTTAAATTCGTAAACTTTCTTGCTTTCTGTTAAGTATTCTGTAAATGATTTCATAGTTTAATCCCGATACTATATTTATTTCATATTCTTTAATTTTTCCAGTAGACTATTGCGATCTGTGATAATCACGCCGTCTCCGGTAAGATTTATGCTGTTATCTTCGCCGTTTGCATCATTGTCTAGCTTTTGTTTCTTAATCTGTAGCTCAATCATCTTGAGTTTTTTGTCTATTTTTGCGGCTTTTGCATCAATAGCGTTTTTAAGCATTGTTCCTGCTACTTCAAAAATGCGGCCGCTATAACGGGCTTCTACGTTCATTCCTAAGTCCATTAAATCATCGTAAGCATCTGTAGCACGTTGGGCTAAGGCGTCAAATTCGCTATCGCTAGCATCGCCTAAACCTTTAACTTGTGGCAAAGCAGAGGAAATTTTGTCAAATTCACTAATATCGCGAAGCAATGGCTGTGATTTTGCCAGTTCAGCTTTAGCTTGTTTCTTTTCCTCGTCCTTGATGATTTTTTTACTCTCAGGAAGGTTTAATAGTTCTTCAAGTTTTTTAGTCATACTTTACTTATGCGTTGCCTTGATGGAACATATCATTTTCATTTAGTATTCTAAACTTAATTCCTTGCTGTTTACACCAAATATTTGCCGCTGCCCACTTGGCTTGATTTTTAACGTACTGAGCTTGATTATATTTGTTTTTACCTACACGTTCTAAAATTGTCTGACTTGCGGGTTTAACTTCTATTAATTCCACATGCATTCTGCTATTTTTATCAACGTATTGTATAAAGAAATCTGGCACATATACAGTTTGCCTACCAGTTAGCGGATCTTTGTAAGGTATTTGTATTGCTTCGCTTGCCCATTTTTGTATGCTAATATTGGTGTCGCAAAATCTCATGAATTGGAACTCCCAACTTGATCTGTATGTGGGCATTTTTGTTCCTACATACTTTTCTGGTTGTGTTAAGTTGAATTTTCCACGAGCAAATTTGGTAGCCATATTATACTAGAATGTTTCTACTTTCGTATTCGTCAACAATTCCAGCTACACGATAACCTAGTACACTTACTTTTTCTCTATAGGCATTTAATATTTGTGCGACTACTTGGCTAAGTTGAACGTCTGATAATGTTTTTAATGTATCAATTAATTCAAACACATTAACACTATCTTCGCGAGCTTGATTTAGCAATACTATGCCGGTGCTTCGAGCACTTTCTGCATCAAATCCGTTTTGTAAAAAGAATCCTACAACTGCATCAATTTGACTTGATGGAAAACTTATTTGATTAATATAATATTTGTCAAAGAATTGTTTAACTTCTTGGCTTGAATTATTAGTTGTTTGTGGAGGTAAGTTTGTTGCCATATTATTTTCCTACTGACGATTGAGTTGCTACAACTGTGTTGGTTGATGATGGTTTAGCTATTGGAAATTGAAATCCTTGTAACCCACCGTTTTGTTGAGTCTGTGGTGCAGACACTAACCTACTTGATCCAGTATTTTGATTTTCTTTTGTATTTTGATATGTGTTAAGTTGGGAAGCTACTGTATTAACTACTTCTTGTATATTCAATGACGAGCCATTAGTAAATGTTGGACTTTCTTGTCTTGACCCGTCTCCTGGCTGTAATGAGCTTGGAGTTTGATCGTAGTGTTCAAATCCAAAACCTTCTGGATCGCCTACGGTTACTTGGCCATTACCATATGCTACTGCTTCGTATGCTATTCCCATACTAAAATCGTGTGGAGTATTTCCTTGTGCGTAATCTAATTTGTTATGATTAAATGAATTAATAATAGGATTCAATAACGTATAACTAACATATTCATGTCGAGCCATTTGATATATTGTAATATAATTAAAAAATGGTGCTGTGCTTCCGTTGTCTAAGCCGTATGGTTTTGTAATATAGTTACTATTTCGTGTGGCATTTCTTTTGTAGGCGCTTGGATCTAATGAACTAGTTGAGTCGGCATAATAGTAACTATAATAATTTTGCCACAACTGATTAATCAATCCCATATTATCGTCATGAAACGTAATGTTTAACGATTCATACTTGTGTGTTGTTTGAATGTTCTTTTTTCTGTTGTACTGATTAAGAGTATCAACAGTTACTTTATACTGAGGTAAATCACACGTTTTAACTAGAACATTAATCTCATTTCTATATCGTTGAGCAATGTCAAGATTTTTTAAAGCTGATTGATTTATGTTAAATGCCACATGAAATAAAAACTTACTTTTAGGAGCAAGTCTAAATTGATCGTCCGTAAACACACGAGCAGCGTGTGCGTAATCTTTCAACGTTACGTTGCTAGGACTGTATAAAAATGAATTAGGTGTAAAGGCCATACAAATATTTATCCACAGTTATTAACTGAGTAGTTAATGAATGCCTATAAAAAAGGCCCACTAAGTAGGCCAATTTTATTATCTTGAACCAGAAGCTGTTGCTGCTGTGCCAGTACGTCTTGAAGTTGGAGCATCTGCTCCGCCTGTAATCTGGATGCAATTATCTGGTTGAATTGTCAAATCAATAGTCAACATTTCTTGGTTACCGTAAGAAAGTTGATTATATTGTGTTTGACGTACATAACAACCATAACATTCCCAAGTTTCAAGAATATTAGGAGTACTTGCTCCATTACCACCGTCTAGCATTTCAATACGCATTAAGAACTTGTAGTCGCCGCCTGAAGCTGCACTACTTTGTTCAAAGAAGTCAAATTGCTTCTGCATTTGTTCGCCAACTAGTTTTGAAACTTGTCCTGTTACGTCATCGCGTAACTTAACAACCATTTCACTCCATGCTGGACGACCTGCGTAGTTAATTGTTGAGTTATAAACCATGATTTTTTGGTTTTCAAACGTAACCTGTGGACGGGCCGCATCTTGAACTTGCTTGGTTAACTCTGTTGTTGGTGTCGATGTGCCAAAGTTTTCAAACATCACTCTAAAGCGATATTTTAACTTAGGCATCAACATACCTTGAGCACTAGCTGATTGATCAGTTGCTAAAGGTACTGTGAATTTTGATAAACTTGCGATTGCCATTTTGTATGCTCCGTTATTATTATGCTAGGCCTTTGATTTCGCCAGTGTTCTTCAAGCGTAGTGGAATATAGATAAATTCAACTGCTTTTACTGGTTCAATCGCAACGTCTAGGTATAGTTCGTTTCTGTCAATACGTGCTGGAGTATTGTTGCTTGTATCACAAACTACAATGTAGTCGTATAGAGCACGTTGTCCTACTAACTCGAGCAATAGACTTTCTGCTGCACCTTTTAACTCGTCTCGTGTAATCTTGTCGTTTGGTTCAAACACATATGGTTTTGCCAATAGTGCAAATTGACGACGTAGATAAATTACTAGACGTGCTACGTTAATACGATCCAATGCACTAGCGTTTCTAGCACGGGTATATTGTCCGTAGTTAACAAGTCCTGTGCCTGTAATAAATGTAATTGGATTAATTTTGCTATCAGCAAGTGTATCTCGTTGTCCTGTATTCAATGATACTGACTGGAATTCACCTTCGCTGGTTACATAACCAACTGCTGTTGCATTAGTAATACCACCACGACGTGTTCCAGCAGGAGCAAACCATGGATAACTAACTTGGTCATTTAGTGCAATAGTACGTAGAATCATGTGGCTTGGAGGAACAACAATGTTATTGCCAATGTTGTCGCTAGTAAAGCCCCATGGATAAAATACACCAAAGTATTCATCACTGCTTACTAGGCCGTCATCGTTATCTTCTACCGCACCTGCTGCGTTTTTACCCCAGTTGTTTAATGTTGTAGCATCTGGTGTTAAACGTGCTGGAGTATCGCCAACTACAAACGATGTTAATCCACGATCGTAGTTTAAGTTAATCATTTCTCCAATTAACTCTGGATATCCTGGGCAAGCAATTAAGTTAAACACACGTGATTCTTCATCACGCATTTCTTGATTACTATTTACTAATGCTTGTAGTGCTTGAATAACAACTTTACGTTGAGCTTTGCGGCCAAATGTTCCTGCACCATTTACTTGATTACCAGACTCTGTTACCCAACGATGTGGATAATAATCTAA